GTTTCAGGAAGACCTGACGACGGCGGGGCAGCGGCACATCAACCTGATCTGGGAGCGGACGCAGGCGTTGATTGCGATTGTCGTGGTGATCTTCACGATGGGGGCAGGGGCATTCGGGATGGTCTACGACAAGGCGCAGATTCCCACGATTATGTCAGTCGCCTTCGGGACGGTGGTCGGGTTCTACTTCGGGCGCACGAACCACGCGGCGATTGGCGGGCATGGGCGGAAACCGGCGTTGACGCCGTATGTGGGGCGCTGATGGCGCTTCTGACGGTGCTGACCGGGCTGGTTGTCGGCTACGTGGTTGCGGCCTCGGTGTTCGTGGCGCTTCGTTGGCTGGTGCGAAAGAAAAAAGGCTATGGCGTACAGCGAAAAGAACCTCAAGGCGTCACTGATCGCCATCTACGCGACGGCGCCGCAGAACGACCTGACAACGTTATTTTCCCGGCACATTGGCACTAACCGCCGGACGGCTGGCGATACGCCGCTGTATGACGGTGACGATGTGATGGACGAGGTCAAGATTTACCTACAGGCGCTCCCAGACGCGCCGTAGACGGTAGAGGAAGGGCCGAGCGCCCGAAGCGGTAAAGCTTCAAGCGCCCGGCTTGGTCGATGCTCGCGAGTAGCAGCCCGCAAGCAACGACCGGCGCACATGGTAGCAGGCTGCTGGTGTTTTGCGTAGTGGCCTACAGACTCCAGATTGTGCGCGAGGACGGCGAAGCGGTCAGGTTCCGGCCCGGCACACGCTCCGAAGAAGGCGACTTCGTTGCCGCCGTTACGGCGCGCATCTCGGCGAAGGGCGTTGGCGTTGGGCGCACGGCGGCACAGGTCACACGCGCGATTGCCGAGGGGTTCTCTGAGGTCTTCGCGGATCTCAAGCAGAACGTCCAGCCCTGATGCCGGTTGTTTCCGACGTTCAGCACTACGTCCGCAACCAAGTCTGGGACACAGACACGCTGAGCTGGGTGGTGATGACCGCAGCGGCGGCGGCAGGCGGCGGGCTGACTCAGGCGGAACTAGAGTCGATGCTGCCTCTGCCGGTCCTCGCGTCGATTGACACGACGGGGCTCGCGACTGAAGCCAAGCAGACGACTGGCAACGCCTCGCTGGCGAGCATCGACGGGAAGCTGACGAATCCGCTGCCGGTGTCCGGATCCGTAGACGTCACGGGCAGTTCTGTTGCCGCCAGCATTCTGACCATCGGGCAGCAGACGATGGCGAACAGCGTGCCGGTGACGCTGGCGAGCAATCAGGGTGCGCTGACCGTCGCGACGCACGCTGTTACTGGAACCTTCTTCCAGGCGACGCAGCCTGTCTCCGGTTCGCTCGGGCACTTGTCGTCGTCGGCGGCTGCGCTCTCGAACGTCTCGGCCAGCGCATCCAGCGTGCAGTTATTGGCAAGCACGGCAGGGCGACGCATGGTGACGATCCATAACGACTCAACGGCCACGCTGTTCGTGAAGTTCGGAACCACGGCCAGTGCGACGAGCTACACGGTGGAGATGGTCGCAGGCGCCTATTTTGAGTTCCCGCACCCGGTGTTTACGGGGCGCGTCGATGGTATCTGGGAGAGCGCCAACGGCTCTGCTCGCATCACGGAGATGACCTAGTGCCGCTGACGAATCCTCCGGCGGCTCCTGGCGGCGGTCTTTCCGATGGTGACATGGGCGACATCGTAGTCTCTGGCGGCGGCACGGTCCTGACGGTCGATCCGGTGACGGGCACGGGCAACTTCGTGCGCGCTACGGCGCCTGTCCTGAGCGCGCCCACGGGCATCGTGAAGGGCGATGTTGGTCTTGGCAACGTAGACAACACCACGGACGCGGGCAAGCCGGTATCGACGGCGCAGCAGACCGCGCTTGATCTAAAGGCGCCGATTGCCAGCCCGTCATTTACCGGCACGACTCTGACGCTTGCCAACGCGCAGGATCTGGTCATCAACGCGACGACTGGCAGCAAGGTCGGACAGTCGGGCAGCAAGATCGGGTTCTTTGGCGTCACGGCGGTTGTCAGGCCAACGGCCCTGACGCAGACCTACAGCACGGCGAGCGCCACGCACGCAGCGGTGACGCAGTTGGCAGCGCCAGCAGGGGGCACTGGTGTAGCGGCCGGAGGGTGGAGCACGGCGGCGAACCGCGACCTCGCCATCGTCTCGATCAATGCGGCGCGGACGGACATTGCGAACCTGAAAAACTTCGTGAACCAGATTGTAGACCAGCTTCAGGCGCTGGGACTGTTGCAGTGATCACTGCGCCAACTATCGAAGTCCACACGTTAGCGAAGTGCTGCTGGTGCGGCTCTCCGTTCGTCAAGGGGCTCGTGAAGGTGCTCGATCTCGAGCCGTGGACATGCCCTACGGAGGCGTGCTGGCGGCGTCAGGTGGCGCACGCGATGATCGTCACGGTCAAGGGCCGTCCGCGCAACGATGCAGCCGCAGGGAACAAGCGATGCCGGTTCGTGCCGCTGCCGCGTCAGGTGGAAGCCATCGAGGCGCTCGCAGGCGACGTGGCGACCTACATCATGATCGGCGGCGCGGCGGGCGGATCGAAGTCGAAGGGGCTACGGGAGATCGCGCACGCCAAGTGCATGACGACTCCTAACTTCCGCGTGCTGCTCCTTCGGCGCACGTTCAAGGAACTGGAAAGCAACCACATCCTTGACGCGCAGCTAGAGGCGCCGGAGATGGGCGCGGAATGCGTGCCGAGCGCGAAGGTGGTTCGCTACAAGAACGGCAGCCAGCTTCAGTTCGGGCATTGCGAGACGGCAGCGGACGCAGCGAACTACCTCTCGTCGGAATACGACCTGATCATCTTCGATGAGTTGGTCACGTTTGAAGAGACGCAGTTCCTGCTGATCTCGTCGCGTGCACGTTCGACCAAGGCGGGCGTCGTGCCGAAGGTCATGGCGGGCACGAACCCTGGAGGCCCGCAGTCGCACTGGGTCCGAATGCGCTTCATCGATAAGAACGTGGATCTGGATCAGTTCCCAGACTACCTGCCGGAAGAGTGGCTGTTTATCCCGTCGAAGCTGGAAGACAACCCGTATCTCGACCGCAACTACGAGAAGAAACTGCTGTCGCTGCCGCCGGAACTGCGGAAGGCGTATCGCGATGGCGATTGGGACATCTTCCCCGGTCAGTACTTTCCCGAGTTCCGCAAGAGCCGCCATGTGGCAGTGCTCGCGGTTCCGCCGGGCGCTCGCTGGTATCGCGCTATCGATTGGGGCTTCGTCAAGCCGGGCGCGTGTCTGTGGATTGCGGTGTTTCCGGAAGGTCGTGCGTATGTTCGGCACGAATGGAATCCGGTGCGCGTGATCAACGCGGATCAGGCCAAGGGCATCGCGTCGAAGACCAAGGACTACGGGATCAAGGTACTGACCAGCGTAGCGGACACGGGCATGTGGACGCCTGACGGCGATAGCGGCGAGTCGCCGGCTGAAACGTATCAGCGCCACGGTGTGCCGTTGCAGCAGGCGAGCAAAGAGCGCGTGTCGGGCTGGTCAAGACTGCGGCATTGGTTGCAGGACGCGCCGGACGGGAAGCCGTGGCTGATGATGCATCCCGATTGCGCGTATCTGGCGCGCACGATTCCGTCGCTGGTGAGCGACAAGCACAAGCCGGAAGACGTGGACTCTGACGGCGAAGACCATTCGGCTGATGCGCTGCGGTATTTCGCGATGAGCCGCCCGGCGCCTGGATCGATGGCGTCGAAGCCGCCGGCTAAGGAATGGACGCTCGGTTGGCTCAAGTCTCAGGGCGCAAAGACCGGCGGCTTACTGTCGTCACGAGGTGTGAAGGTTGCCTGAAGTCGAGAAGATTGAACTGACGAAGGCTGACCTTGAGATGTGGCGCGGCAACATCACTAAGGCACGCGAAGTGCGCGCGAAGGCTGCTGTGTGGTGGGACGCGAACCTGAAGGCGTATGCCCCGAAGCAGGACGCCAGCCCCGAAGGCTACGGCACGGCGATCAACACCAATCGCGATTTTACGCTGGTTGAGCGCAAGAAGGCGGATCTGTTCTATCAGCGCCCTGACGTGACGACGTTGCCGTCACCGCTGATGGTTGATCAGGCGGCGCTGATGGAGACGCACGGCGACATTCTCAACGAGAAGCTTGGCATCGACGGCGTAGACGCGAAGACACTGGTGCATTCGGTGCTGTTTGATGTGCTCTGCCCGTCTGGGCGCGGCTGGACCGAGATGGGCTACGAAGCGGCGACCGTCGATGTGGCGACTCAGGTGGCTGACGGCGAGGAGCCAATGCCGGGCGCCGTGCTTGGCCTTCAGCCTGTGCCGAAGTTCAAGACTGTCAATGTGCCAGTGCCGATCTTCGAGGATTGCTTCTGGGCGGCGTTCTCGACGTATCAGGGGCTTGTCCCGCATGACGCGCGGAACACTGACCATGACAAGTGGCCGTGGATCGGGCGCGATGTCGAGATTCCGCTGAAGTTTGCCAAGGCCAAAAAGTGGGTACCGGAAGACTTCAAGGGCGCAGCGCCTGATCCACAGACGCGGTTCGATGGCGGCTTAACGGCTGGCGGTTCTGATGAAGTGGCGCGCGGCCAACTGATTTACTACAAGTCGTCGCTGTATCGCAACGACCGCCCGCACCCGTTGCACGTCACGAAGTTGCTCCTGATCGATAGCATTGACGAGCCTGCGGAGCACATGGACTCGCCGCACCAGACCCTAGACGAGAAGGGGCATCTGACACCGGACAGCCTGATCGGCTTCGCGATCCACCCGCTGACGATCAGGTCGCTGACCGACTCCGCGTATGTGCCGAGCGATTGCACGATCTCGCGTCCGCTGGTCAATGAGCTGAACCGCTACCGCGAGCAGATGATCGAATCGCGCGACATCAACCTCGTCAAGTACTCCTACAACATCGATACGCTGCCCAAGGATGCGCTGGACAAGATCGTGCGCTCGCCGGTTGGCGGCTTCATCGGTCTGCCGGGGGAGGCGTTTGCCGGCGAAGGCGCGATCAAGGAGATTCCGCACAGCGGTGTGCCGCGCGAGAGCTTCACGATCAACGACATCATCGACAACGACCTTGCGCGAACGCACGCGAT